CCCTTGAGAAGTTCTGTGACGAGACTACTACTTGCGATAGCACTACCACAACCATAAGTCTTAAACTTAGCATCTTCAATGCGTCCTTCATCATTCACCTTGATCTGTAATTTCATTACGTCACCACATGCGGGAGCTCCCACCATGCCAGTACCTACGCTTGGATCGTTTTTATCTAGACTACCAACGTTGCGTGGATTCTCATAATGATCTAATACTTTTTCTGAATAGGACATAATACTCCAATAGTTGACTATTATTATACACTATTTATTATGTTTAGTAAATGGATTTAGTAGATTGAATTGTTTCTTTTTTTACCAGCACGTTTGGCCATGTTCTTGACTGTGTCAACACTGCCTTTTTTGGTTTGGTCACCAACATTGGTTGTTGTGCCTTCTTCATCTGCTAGTTCATCAGCTGGACGCAGTTCCACGGTGTCCTTGTTGAACGACTTGATAAGATTTTTTACTGCTGGATTTTTATTATTGGCCGCGACCAATGCATCATAGTTAAATGTGTTGTCGGTGTTGAGAACCAAATTGATCAGGCTTTGTGTGGCTATCTTTGGTAGTTTGTTTTTGTCTCTATATCTGTGGCGAATAAGTTCCAGAGCCGTTACTAGATTTGACTCTGGAGTATTCTTATAAGAGTGGACAAGTTCATTAATTTTCACGATTAGCGTAGTTCACGGCCAAGTTCTTCGGCACCGCCAACTGCGGCATCAGTGCCCGCAAATCCATCAGTTTCATCTTCTTGATCTAGATCGCTTACGGGTTCAATTTCAGGCTCTGGCAATGCCATTGGTTGATCAACCTGTTCACCGCTGAGTAATCTCACTCCCTTGTCAACGCCTTCACGTGCTGATTGTAAGTTACCCATTAATGTGTCTAAAGTCGTACCAACAGCATTCTTAAATCCTTCTGCTTGCTCGCTACCAATTTGATCACGGATGCTGTCTAGCAGTTGTGGTAATTGTTCGTTCTGCATCTTACCAACTTTTTCAATAGCGTCTTGTACTGAATCAACCATGTCCTTAGCGGCCAATAGCACTTCTGCATTACCAACTTCGCCTTCTGTGATCACTTCTGCTGTTTCTTCTGGAGCAACGTCTGAGTGTTCGTTTAACCAAGTGTTTAGACTCTCTCTAACTGTGAGCAATTCCATATAACGTGGGTTGCGTTCTGCTGTGTGTAGGTTAACGCTATGACGAATTTTGTCAAGGTTGGCAGAAATTGTTTCGCTTAGTCGTTCTGCTTTTTCTACGGTTAACTTACTAAAATCGATAGCGAAGCCAAAACGGCTTTCCATAACTTTATTCATCTTTTTGGCGCTGGTTTTTGCCATTTCTGCTAATTTCATAGTAAAAATTCCTGTTTTAGACTTTTATATATTTAGCCAAGTTTATTGATTTCTGTAATTCTTTCTTAACCTGACCTAATTTCAGCATGGTTTCTTGGTATTTGTTGCTGAAATGATCGATGGCCCACTCATCACCGGCGTCGCTGGCCTTTTTAAATCTATGCCTGTATAGTTGTGCTTCGAATTCCAATCGATTACGCATGGCATCATTTTGTTTTATTGTATCTGCCAAATTAAACTGCTGTTGATGCACAGCAATACAGTAAAAGATAGCATCCTTCCTGGAGAAGAAGTCAAATATCTGAACGCTACCTTCAAAAACTCGCCAGGTGTAGTCATTAACATATAACACCTTGGATTTGCCCACCAATACATCTTTGCCAATTTGATAACACAAGGGTAACTCAGAGTTATTGAGCTTTTCTAACTCAGCGGAAGTGAAGCGTTGAATCTTTTCTAGATCAAATTCAGTTAATTCTTTTTTTGTAGTAGATTTTGCCATCTTCATTGGTACGCAGTAAAACATCTTTTACTGTCAATTGATTAGCCAATAACTGTTCACGCTCTTCTAGTTGATGTTTGGCGATAGACTCAGCACCAAACTTAGCGAGAAGTTCTGACTCCTCATTGGTTAATGGCATGAGTAATTTGTTTGTTAGTTCAATTATTTTCATAAAGTTAGTTTCTGATTTAACTTTATTTATTACTTGAATAGTCCGCTAGAGAAAATTCCAATCAAGGCGGCAAGCACTATGCTGAAGATACCCACCAGGATGCGAAGGGTCTTGTCACTCTGTTTGGCATCATTTACTGTGACGGCGTTTTTGATGTCAACAAGATGTTCCTCAAATTTGTCCATACGACCGTCTAAGGAATCCATACGACCTTCTAAATTTTCTAATTTAGTTTCCAAGTTCTTGTACCTCTCGGCACAAATCTCAACGTGGGCTTCTAAATTCTTTTTCTCAATTTCAGTGGTTGACATACCTCGCCTCTTTTGTCAGCGATGCTATTTGATGTGCCAATCTAGTGCCTGTTGTGTGCCTTAATAAGTGATGTTTAGCATCAGTCTAATATTTATTGGAGTTTTAGTTCCATAAAGTATATATTTTTTGATGGACCGCTAGGAATAAACATGTTGACATCAGGCTGGATGGTCTCATCCAGACCAACGATGATTGGAACTATCTTGAAGTCTGCCTTCAAGGCGGCATATCTGTCATTGTCGATCTTGTAGAGATCTGTGTGCTCAATGGTGAACTCTAAAGTCCATATTCGATGTTGCCCCTGGAAGTTCTTACCAAAAGAATATTTTTCAATGTCGTCTAACTTGGAGCCAAGATCTTTTAACTCCAACATCTGCGTTCTAAGACTTAACACCTGTGAGACCGTTTCCCAATTACGTTGTTGGTTACGATGTTTTTCTTTTTCCTTGCTGTATGAAGTTACACCAGTTTGGGTAATGTCGATCAATGTATGAATTCTATACGAATGTAAATTACTATCCATGCAGATATTTATAGACAAAAAAAGGGCAGTCAAAAAAACTGCCCTCTTTTAGTTTGACACTTTTTAGAACGTGTATGATGCTACTGTTGTTCCAGAAACTGCTGTGTTGCAAATACCTTGTAATGAAGCTGAGCCTGCTGTTGCTTCAGGAGCCGCACCAGAGATAGCCACACGGAAAGCACCCGAACTAGGTGTGCCGAGGATTTCGATCGTACTGATCGTTTCAATGGCACGTACTAATTTTTCAAAGTCACTATCAACAGCATTATAACTTACATGCACGTTAGCAAGTGAAACAGTGTACATGGCCAAACTACGACCAGTCGTAACGACTGGAGCCGCACCACCATTTACTCTACTAATAGTCATTTTTATTTCTCCTAAAAATGTGCGTTTAAACGCATACAACTATTTATATGGTTAATAGCCAAAAAAAAAGCACCTTGATAATACAAAGTGCTTTTTAATGAAACAGGCTATTAGATAGCGGCTGTCAATGATGTTGCTTCGTCGACTGTGGCAACAGATAGGTTAGCCCAACCACCTGATGTTAACACATTACCAATTGACTGCACACGTGCTTCTAGATCACTAGCACGCTGACCACTGTCACAGATAACTGTGATGTTTGCTGATGTAGCCACAGAATAGTAAACCAATGGTTGAATTTCACGTAAGATCAATTCCACACCTTGGTCAACTTCACCTGCCGAGTCAGCGTCTTGTGTTGTCAATGCGGCTGGTGTTTGGATGATGAATGCCTTGACATTATCAGCCATGTAACGGATTGTGCCTTGTTGGAAATGGAAACCCGCGTTAGCATTTCCGATACCTGTAGTTCTTATAACTGCCATTTTAATTTCTCCTAACTCATCGTGCTTCTGCACATGTTAGTATTTATTAAGATTTGGTAAAAAAAAAGGACTCCGAAGAGTCCTTTTCGTTGTTGCAATGAATTAAGCAAATGATGTGCCACTTAATCCGTTTGTGATCGTCCATGTTGTAGAACCACCTGTAGCCGCGTCAGCGTCTGTTGCTAATGCTGTTGCAATAGCGGCTGATGTGCCTGTTACGTCTTCAACACTTCCTGATGGTAAACCTTCTACCACAAATTTTACGTTGCCTGCCGCTGGTGTACCTACTGCTGTAATTGTACAGAATTTAGCAAGTACTTTAGTTACTTTTTCTAAATCACTGTCAACTGCTGTATAACCTGTATGAATACCTGTTAATGCACAGTTTACATATTTGAGGTCACGACCAACTAATTCAACGGCTGTTACGCCGCCATTTGTACGAGTTAATGCCATTTTATTTCTCCTAATATTTTACCCGAGTGTTTCTGGGCATACTAGTATTTACCATTTTGATAAAATTAATTAATACTAAGTTTTTTAAAATGTTGTTGTAGGTCTAGTTGTAGAGTCATTCGATTGAATTCGTTCTTGATGGTGCGTATGATGTTGCGTTTTTCCACTGCACTATTAAAACGCCAATCCACTATGGCTCGTCTGAGTTCCTTGTACTCACCATTGGTGATCTTTAGGAATGATTGAAGTTTGTAAAAGAATTGTCTGTCCACTGGTTTATCCTTGCGATCATTGTCAAGATCTCTGAGATATCTGCGTATCTGTAGCACAGGAACTGATATGGTGAGATCAGGTTGCATCTTGCCCGCATATTCACTTTGATTGTTTAACACTGCTAATAGATTGTGTAGGTCAGTGGCATTGTTACGCATGGTCTGAAACTGCCCGTAACTCAAGGTGTCATTGGAATACTTTTTAGCATAACTAGAATCTAGGGTTCTAAGTATTTCCATTGCCAACAGGGCAAGGAAACAGATGTCTGCGATGTTCCTTGCAGATCTACCATTGAGGGTGTCTCTATTTCTGAACAGACGTGCCTCAGTTAGTTCTTGTATGAATTCCAATTCCATTAGTTCCTCTTGAGAAAATTAGTTCTTGAAAATTCCAAGCGATCAACAAGTTTAACGGCACCACCATCGTGACCAATAGCCACAAATCCTTCTGGTGTTGTGACCTTATAACCGTTACCTGTTTTTTGGAAAGTGCCAATGCCTTCTACCTGTTGTAGTTTACGTAATAACATACCTTTCATTTCTATCAGACGTTTGTAAACTGCCAGAACACCAACTAGGGCATTACTGTTGTCGGCGATCCATTGTTCTTTGGTTTTGATTTTAGCCAAACGATTTTGTGCTACCCTATCAGTGACGTTCACTATGTCCTTCGTCTGCTCATTATGATAATAGGTTAAAAAATCTTTGATAAACGTGTTTGGGTCAGATATCTGAGAACCAGCACGAATACTCTTGTTAACAAAAGGTTTTACATAACGACTAAATTCTTTATTTTCAATAATCACATTAAAACGTTGTTGACCAAGTTTTTCCAAAGTGCTGTTAGTGGCATTCATCATTTTAATTAGTTGATTGTTTTCACTTGGAGTTAAACTGGCAATACCTGTGTAGTCTTTATAGGTGGCGTCATCAAACCATACGTCTGCATGTTTTTCAAATCCCTGTATGTTGACCAAGTATGATGCCTTCATTTCTGCTAGACTAGAACCTTCATATGAAGTGTGGAATACAATACCAAACTTAGCTCTGGCAATTCGTTGTCCAACAGCACTGTCTGCTGGTACAGCATAGGTAATTGTGTTTGGAGTAAATGTTATACAGTTTTCATCATTGATAACATCTTGATCTTTTGATCCTTCTGTGAACATCATATCACCTTGTACCACACCACCAATACCAATCTTGCTAAGATATTTTAATGCCTGAGCAAGTATATTGGCTAGGTCAGGTTGTTCACCATAAAAACGTTCAATGTCTTTAGTTGACTTACAGGCTTTTGACTCTTTGCTGAACACTGACTTGGTGCCCACAAAGAAACGACTGTCTTCAGGATCTATGCCGCAGATGATTGCTGGGCTACCATCCCACTTGACAGTCAACTTACTGGTGGTGCCTGTGCCTTCAGCCAACATCTGGCGTAGACTTTCGATATAGTCTAGGGCACTAACTGCGCCTTGGTATCCAAGGTTAAACACTAGATCTTCTAGATGTTCTAGGTGAGTATTTTTGCTTTCAGTTAATAACCACTGTGGAGTTTGACGTTTGATTTCAAATAATTTCATATTATACTGTTACGTTCACTGGACGTCTGCCAGTTACCTTATCAAATGCAGTTTCTAATTCTTTAGCATCTTTAGGATCAATTAATTCTTTTGTATTAAAATCTACCCAACCTTTTCTGGTTAATTGGTATCTCAGCCCATCAATTGACAATAAATTTTTATCTGGATTCCATTGTACAGCATCTTCTGGTGTGTCAGGTTGCTCAGGTGTTGTTTTTTGTGCTGGTTGCGCCATGTCAAGTTTGCCTTGCTTATACATCTGTAGCACACCTGCTAGGAAATTTCTTTGACTAGCAGGATCGTTGGCACCTGGTTGAATATTAATTTTATTTGTTTTAAAAAATCTACTGGCCCACTTGACGATATCATCATCGCCGGTCTGTCCCTGATACTCATTCCATTTGCGATTCATTATGTTCAGATATTGATCAAATTCCTTTTGTCCTTTTTCTTTGCCTGCGGCCGCTTGCCAACCTGTTTTACCAGTCTGGGCATAACCTTTGATCTTATCCCATATACCTTCTGTAACGATATCTTTAATTTTCATCTTTGATTTTCCTGATTCCTCTGGAGAATTTAGTTGGGTCCTGTCCTCTGATAGCATTTAAGAAACGGCGTTCTAGTTCACCCGCAAGTTCAGGTTCATAGTTTTCGTGGATGTACTTGATAAGATTAATAGCACCATTGATCACGTTGCTGGCGCGACTTTCTAAGATGCTTTCCTTGTCTTTATGAATTAATAGTTCATCAAGCTCTGTTAATATGCTACGAGTACGTTTTTGCACAATTTACTCCAATTTAAACTATTTATCAAAACCACAGTTGTCATTACAACTTACTAGTCTGCCGTCTTCAAAGTTTTCTATAGCCCAAGACTGTTCTACCTGGTTAAACCATTCAATACAGGTTTCTATAGGGTATTCTAAGGCGTTGTTCATGTGGATCATTGGTGCTATCTGGGAGTTAACCGCTTCAAGATATCCACCCTTGCCTGCTGTCTTGGGATTGAATCCTAACCAACAGCAAGGACTAAC